AATTATATTTTAAGCACAAATGCGATAATACATTGATGTAACAGAATTTTTACTTGAACGTGTAATTTCACATACTTCAGTTGGTCGTAATCCAATAGCAATAGCTACAGGATCTAATCTGCTTATTTCAGGAAACATTTTATCATCTTTAATATTGTACTTGTTTTTAATACCTACCTTTTCATTATTAGATAATACCTTATGAGGTGGAACTAAAGAATGTTCTAAAATATTAAAACATAATCTTTTCATTCCAATTATACCAATATAAATACCTTTGGTTTCCCATATTTCTTTAATTAAAGCATTTATAGTATCATTAGGGTCATTTACAGAAATAATTAATAAGTCATCTGTTTTATCAATCATTTTTTCTAAATTGATTAAATCATCTGTTAACTCTTCAATGTTAACAGGTCTTAATACTTTATCTAAGAAGTATTTAACATAAATTTTTTTCTTATCTGCTTGGTCTTCCCGCTTAGATAGTAATAAATCAAGTTGTTTATTTTGATACATTAAATTAACATCGGTAATACTAAACTCATCATAATCACTTATATCATATCCTCTTGCATACAATAATTTCATCAAATTATTTCTAGCATTATATATAGTTGATACTGTATCACTATTAGACATATTTACTTCTTATTTATTAAATAAATATATTTTTATTTAGTTTCAATTTATAATTAAATAACATTAACTATAAATTATTAACTATAAATTATTAATCATAAATTATTAACCTACTACCTTAATTTCTTTTCTTTCACTTTCATTACTATTCTCCTCTTCCTTTTCTGGATATTTATCACCATTATTATTCATAACAGTAGATAAAGTGGGAACACCTACATTTTTAATATCCTGTATTGAATTTGTTATATTTGCATTTTCTTCTGAAATAGTAATTTTAGGTTTTGGTTTATCCTCATCATCTTCGTCTTCATCCTCCTCACTATCAGAAGTATCATTTTCATTATAACTGGGTCTATATGGCGGACTATCTTCATCATATTCATTATTATTATTAAATGGTCTATATATTGGACTATTTTCATTTCCATAGTCACTTCCGTAGTCACTTCCATAATCATCTTCTATTTTAGTTAAATCACTTAATCTAGCAATTCTTGTAGTATCTGGTTCACCAACTTCAAAATCATCGGTTGTAATTACAACATCATCACCATCTATTCCTACTAATTCCCATACTCTACCAGATTTTGTATCTTCATTTAAAGCAACCTTATCACCTTCTTGTAAAGACATTTGTTCATCTGTAAGTGGTATTTCAGGTTTAAGTTCAGGCGTTGGCGGAGGTGGCATCCCTTCAGGTGTAGTAGGTTCAAAATTAGGTGATGGTGGTGGACCTTCTGGTGTACTAGGTAAAGGAGGAGGAATACCTTCTGGTGTACTAGGTGTTGGTTGAGTTGTAGCTTGTAAAACTTCTTGATTACCTATATCTGCCATATCAATTCTTTCACCTTGACTATATGTCTGCGCTTTCTTTCTGGTATAACCTATAATCTGGTTGATTAATGTTTCTAATTGATACTCTGGTCGTTTTTCAATTAAATCAACGTTGTCTGAAACTTCTTTGACTATTTTGTTAATATTATTAGAATAATTCATATTATCAAATTGGTCTATGTTCTCGTTAGTAATAATTCTAAGTTGAATATTCATAGTCGCTAATTCCTGTATAAGAAGTTTAAGCGAATATGGCACACGTAACAAGCTAAATGATCTTCCAAATCTACTAATTCTTTCTAGATTAAGTTCACCTTCCATGTTTTCATTAAATTTAATAGGACCATCAACATGAGGACTTAAAAATAAATTTTTGTTTTCATTACATATAGCAAGTAATCCTGTTTTATTACAAACAGCAATATAATATTCATCACCTCTTATTAACATTGATTCATTTAAGAATTTAGTCATACCGTTTCCTATTACACCATCACGTTCCATTTCTCCTATTCTTAAACCACCATCATTTGCTCTTCCACCAACGGTTTGTCTTGTAAGCGCTGTTCTTGGACCGCGAGCACGATAATTTACTTTATCCTTAACCATGTGTTTAAGTCTCATATAATAAGTTGGTCCTATGAATATTTCTGTCTCTAATTGCTCACCTGTCATACCATTATAAAGCAACTCATTACCACTTGAATGATAACCCAATTCATTTAATAAATCTCCGTATGCCTCCGTCTTTTGTCCTACGTTTTCAAACGCTGTACAATCTCCGGCAGCTCCTACGCCTAAATTCACTTTCCCTGTTAATGATTCTACTAATTGTCCAATAGTCATACGAGACGGTAAAGCGTGCGGGTTAATAATTATGTCTGGTCTAATACCTTCTTCAGTAAAAGGCATATCCGATTCAGGAAGTAAAATACCACAGGTTCCCTTTTGACCACAACGGCTACAGAATTTATCTCCTATGGCGGGTATTCTTTCTTCGCGTATTCTTACTTTTGCTAAACGGAAACCTTCTTCACCTTCCGTCATAAATGCTTTATCAACATATCCCAGTTGACCCTTTTTAACACCCACAGAGTTATCTATATATTTACCTGGAGTTTCCGGATCAGAAGCGGTCATTCCTATTATAATTTTCTTATCGTCGAGTTTAGTATTTTCTCTTATCATACCATATTCGTTGAGTTCGCTATAATCATATCCTGGTTTCAATCCAACCACATTTGCGTTTTCTATGTTTTTAAATGTTTTGTTAACCATAGTATTTGCTACTTTACTACTTTCTTCCCTTTTTTCATACATATTAAAATATGTAGTATTGAACATTCCACGAGCAACAGACGCAGCATTAAAAATAATAGCATCCTCAACATTATAACCTGAATAACACATAATCGCAACTACAACGTTCAAACCATATGGATGTTCTTCACCGTTTATATATTTTGTATATTTAGACTTAATAAGGGGTAATTGACCATAATTCAAGACAACACCCAATTTATCAATACGGTTTTGGTAATTAGAGTGATACAAAGAAACTGCTTGCTTACTTTGACCACAGGAGAATAAATCACGCGGAAGTTGGTTATTTGCAGGAAATATGATTTGGTTACCCATAACGCCAAGCATTAATGAAGAATGTATTTCTGCGTGAGTATGACGGGTCTTAGAAAAATCTATAGTGTTAGATGTAGATATATATGCTGTTTCAGCCTCAGCAGTATCCATAAATTCTACTATCGCTTTAGTTCTATTCAAAGTTTCAGCAGTAATAGTTACTCCTAATTTACCATCTTTGCTCTTGTCTTTGCTCTTGTCTTTGCCTTTATCCTGATTTATATTAGCACCTATATTATAAAGTTCTTCTAGTGATTTATAAACTCGCTGATTCATAATATCAAAATCAGCACCTGATTTCTTAGGCATAAAACCTGAAACTAATTGTTCCCAACTATAATTCTTTGTTTCAAATAATTGTCTATTTATGACTTTATTCTTATAAGATATTTCTCTTAAAATATCAGCGTCTTTGGCGCCATTATATACGTTATCAACATATAATATAGGTCTTGTTAATCTACCTGAATCTGTATATATAAATATTATATTCTCTCTGATGTTCCAAGAAATACTAGTAAACATTGGTATCATTCCTATTCTTCTATAAAATTTCATTAAATTATATACTGCTTCGGGATTATCTATTATACCACACCAATAACCATTTACAAATATTTTTGTACAATTATTGATATGTTCTGGGGAACTTTGTTCAAGAGATATCATATTAATCGGATTAGAATACAAGAAATTTATTATGCTTTCTCTAGGATAACCACTTGTAACATTAGTAGCAATTGCCATATGTTTATGAAGACCCACATTTCCTCCATCAGGTGTATCTACTGGATCAATTAATCCCCATTGAGAACTGTGAAGTAATCTTGGTCCTACTACCTTGGCGCTTGAATCAAGCGGTAAATTACATTTTCTAAGTTGTGAAAGCGCTGAATTAAAAGAAAGACGATTTAAATCTTGAACAACCCCAATCTTTTTAGTATGTGCCGCTGAACCCCAGTTACCTTTAAACGCTTTTTTAACACCAGTCTCAGTATGTCTTTCACGAAAATATGCTGGATAATTATTGGTAATTAAATCTATAAATCTTTCATCATTGTAACTACTTTGATGATATGTATATTCTTTATCAATAGTTTGATAAATATGCTTTTGTTGTATAGAATAATATTCATTAAATAAATCAAATAAAAGTGTTCCAGGTAATTCTATTCTTTTAAAATTAAAACTATCTCTATCAGTTGGCGATTCTGATTTAATATAAACCATAAGCATTTTTTTTACCATATACCCAAGAAAATATGCCTTTTCAGTAAAGTTTAGTTCGCCAATATGTGCGAAAAAATAATCGCTTAATAAGTACATTATATGATGTAAACTTTTATATTTAGTAAATGTTGCTATATATTTGAGTGCGGTTTCCTGGGTAAATATAGTTCCAGCATCATGAATAGAAGGTATGAATAATTCCAATAAACTTTCATTTTTATCTATATCTAATAAACAATGTTTAATTATGTCTTTATCTGAAATTATACCTAATGCTCTAAACACTATAAACAATGGAATAGGTTTTCTTACGTTTGGAATATTAACAACAATATTATTATTTGTTAATTCTGCAGTAGGTGCTACAATCTTTACTGATAAGGTTCTTACAGGTTTAGATGCATCTTCACTAATACTTCTTATTTCAGCACTATGACTATATGTATCTTCCTTATTATTTGCTCTTATATATATCATATTGTCAGCGAACTTTTCCTGACATATAATCGATTTTTCTTTACCATCTATGATAAAATAACCACCCGGATCATTTCTACATTCACCCATGTTAAATCTTGCTTCTTTAGGTAATCCATTTAAAACACATAAATTAGACCTAAGCATAACTGGAAAGCGTCCTAATAATATTTTTTCTAATGTAATTGTTTCTTTTATCATATTTACTTTACCTTCTCCATCAGGTTGTGTTAATATGTTGAATTCTATATCTACATCGAAATGTATAGAAAACGAATAATTCATATTTCTTAATCTAGCTTCATTAGGATACATAAAATGACTTACCTTTCCACCTATAACACCTTCTTTGTCATATTCATCATCATATATAATTGGTTTACCATAGTATAATTTATTTCCACTCTTTCCTCCAATATAAATATCAGCATTTAAATTATACTCACCTTTATCATTTTGTATTTTCATAATTTTTATTGGATTTTTTTCCTTAATTATTTGTGGTATCCCTTTTTCTATAAAATCATTATACGATGATAGGTGATGTTGTACTAAATAATTAGGATTGTCCTTAAAGTATTTGTCTATTATTTCCCACATTAGTTCATTAGAATTTATGTTATCTGTGTTATTTTTATCATTTCTATCATTTTTATCACTATTTATTTTATCACTGTTTATTTTATCAATATAATTACTATTCATTTTATTATTCTTATATATTATAACATAAGCATATTTTTTTTAATATTATTATGTTATAATTAAATAATTGTTTTAATTAAATGTTTTAATTAAATGTTTTAATTAAATGTTTTAATTATCTTCTTCTATTTCTTTTATTTTTTAAACTTTTTTTATATTTTCTTTTTCCTCCACCTTGGTCACAGGGACATCTACGTCTACGTCTCTTATTTGATCTTGATTTTGAACCTCCGCTCATATTGTTATTGTTATTTTCATTTGCGTTATTGTTATTTTCATTTGCGTTATTGTTATTTGTATTTGCGTTATTATTATTTGCATTTTGTCTATTTTTATCACTATTTACATTAATATCAGAATTCTGTTCAAGCGTAATTTCTCGTTCTGTTTTATAACTTCCACCTTGAAATCCGGGTGCTTTATATATTCTTGTGTCGGTTAAGGCACCATTTATTAAACCTGTTAATCCTCCAGTTATAGCATTTCCGACTCTTCTAACAAATCCTCCTCGTTGCATACGTCGCGTTTTTCCTTTTTTCACATTTCTTTTACCCCCATACTTTACCTTTCTTTTTATAGTTTTTCTTAAATATCTTCTAGATTTATTTCTTATATTTCTTGTCATCATATATAATTATATAATATTAAATTTTAATTATATACTATCTAAAATATCGACTATCTAAAATATCGGTTTACAATATTATATTTATATTATGCTAATGTTTATACTAGTTTGTATAATTGTAAGGCGACTAAACCACCCGCGATTTGTGATAATACATATGGTATAAGTTCCGCACCTGGTAATTTGTTCTTAGCAACCATCATTATACTTACAGCAGGGTTAAAGTGTCCACCTGATATCTTACCACCGATTACAATGGCTAGTGCTAATGCCGCACCAATTGCTAAAGGATTTCCTGTCGCTAAAATAATAAATAAAAAGAACAAGGTTCCTACGAACTCAACTAAATACTTATTTACTTTCATTCTTTATAATTAATATTAATATTTTAATTAATATGAATTTATGAATTTATGAATTTATGAATTTATGAATTTATTTGGCCCCTTTTTTGGCTGGTGCTACACTTCCTCCTGAACGTACTTTTCTTGTTGCTTGTGTTACTGTATTTTTATTAGCACCGTCTGTGTAATTAGTTACATGTGTGTTAGATGAATTAGCGTATGACGATTTGCCAATAGCGTTTCTTCGTAAATTAGCGGTATAGTCAGAAGAGTCATTGTAATTTCGTCCACCACCCCCATTTTTAGATGCTACTAAACGATTTAACGCAAATAATCCACCATGAGCAGCAGTGCCACTTGAAGCTAATCTAGTAGTAGAGGATAATCCAGTATAAGTATTAGACATAATATATAACTATATAGAATATAGATATATATTTTTGTATTCATATTAGTTAAATATTAATCAAATATTAGTCAAATATTAGTCAAATATTAGTCAAATGATTTTTAACGCTTGTAGAAAGTTAAAGGTCCTTTGGTGTGCTTCTTGTAAGTTTTACCGTTGTAAGAAAAACTTGGAGCCCCGCTCTTTTTTGCCTTAATCATCACGCTAAAAAAACCATTCATTTTTCTTTTTTTTCCACTTTTTTTGGTTGCTTTTTTGGTTGCTTTTTTGCTTCCCTTTTTTCCTTTTCTACCTTTTCTTCTTTTACCACCTAATTGTAAATCAACACTTCCAGAAACACCTGGGTTAGAGGATAATTCTACATTTGCTTCTGCGTTAAGATTAACACCCGCATCACCAACAATACCGGCATCAACATCAGCAGGTGAAAGCGCTAAGGCACCACCTCTCATTCTTCTAGCACCACGAGTTTTTCTGCTACCGCGTGAATTACGTCTTTTTAAAGTTTTTCTTGCCATTTTATATATTATATAAATATTTTTTTCAGCATTTAATTAATATTAAATTTCTATTAATTAAATTATTTAATCAACATAATGTTCCTATAACATAATATTCCTAAATTTATCTTCTTACTCGCATTATTGCTGAATAAGATCCGTTATTTGAACCACCAAATGTTTTATCATTATAGTTTCTAGTCTTGCCTTGAAGTTTCTTAAATCTAATATAATCGGATGAATCATATACAAAGTGCTGATTTCCAGAGGCACCATCACCATTTCCTGCACCGTTATATGATTTTGCTAAACCGGCAAATCCGCCAACGCGGCTACTTACTTGGTCTGAACCACCACCGATATTTTGTCTAGACATAGGATCACCTGCATTCATAGCTAATCTAAATGGTGTTTGCGCTAAGCTACCTGTCATAACGTGAGTATTTCCTTGAAATTTATAAGAGTTAGCAAATGCCTTGCGTATTACATATCTGTCTCTGGGTATTACACTCGTATCTAATGTTATGCCTGTAATTTTGGGAGCGATTCCTTGGATACCTCCTCCTAAAGTTGTTTGTACAAATTCAGTCATTATATTATAATATATTTATATAATTATATTATATTTAAAAAATTTAATTATATCTAAAAATTTAATTATATCTAAATAAATTCATAACAATGTTTAAAATAAAAAATATTAGCATTATTAAAAAGTTTGATTATATTTATTAATACTATTCCTTACTAATAATCCTTGGAACAATATTCATTGTAGTTAATTCTTGCCATAAAAGTTTACACGAATACGGCATATTTATCCTAGCGAAATCCTTTCTGTTTTCACAATTCTTACAGAAATGAATATTTAGTTTATCATTATAAGATGCTATAATACCACAATTATTACATGCATATATAACATATTTATCAGAAGCATCATATATACGACCCTTTGTAAACTTAGTAGCGCCGTGGGAAATCATACAATCACGCTCCATTTCACCAAATCTCAACCCACCATCACGCGCTCTACCTTCTGCTGGTTGTCGCGTTAAGTTAACCATAGGACCTATTGCCCTACTATGCTGCTTATCTGAAACCATGTGCTTAAGTCTTTGGTAAAAGCATGGACCCATAAATATAGAGGTTTCTATTTGTTCACCTGTTAAACCGTTATAAAGAAGTTCATTGCCGTGAGATTCATATCCAACATCTAACAATTTATTTGCTATATCTTTAATTTTTAATTCAGTAAAACTTGTACCATCTCCAAACAAACCTAACTCTAAAAGAACCTTTCCAAGCAACGTTTCTTTTAATTGAGCAATAGTCATACGAGAAGGTATAGCATGAGGATTAATAATGATATCCGGTTTTACTCCTTCTGCCGTAAATGGCATATCTTCTTCTGGAATAATATTTCCAATAGTGCCTTTTTGTCCGTGCCTACTAGAGAATTTATCACCAATAACCGGTTTCCTTACTGTTCTAACTCTTACTTTGCAGAACGTATACCCATCACCATTTTTATCAATGTAATTTTTATCAATATAACATTCTTCGTTAGTTCTAAAAGTATGACTTGCGTCTTCATATTTCAAAAGCTTAGTATGGTCGTTTCTATTTTCCTTTATAGGTATTATTTTTCCAATAATAATATCGCGATTTTCTAGTAAAGTGTTTTCAGGTATAACACCCTTACCATTCAGTTTATTGTAATTACCAAACTTAATACCCTTAGTATTTGCCTTGTTTGGTTTACATCTTACCTCATCATCTCCGTGAAGTTTCTTGTCCTCATCTTTTTCTGTATGATATATAGTTGCCTGAAACAATCCTCTGTCTATTGAACCCTTGTTAAACATTATGCTATCCTCCTGGTTATAACCTGTATGTGTCATAATAGCAACAACTACCGGCATACCCGATGGAATCTCGTTCAACTGTAGAATATTCATAACCCGAGTATCTACTAAAGGTCTGTGTGGATATGTTAAAACATAACTGGTTTTATCCATTCTATTGTCGTAATTAGTTACGTATACACCCATTGCTTGTTTACCCATAGCACATTGGTACGTATTCCTTGGTGATTGATTATGCTCTGGAAATGGAATACAACTCGCTAAAATTCCAAATATAGTACTTGGATCTATTTCACAGTGAGTATATTTATATATAAAACTGGAATTATTAGTATTATTAGTATTATTAGTATTATTGGTATTATTGGTATTATTGGTATTATAGGTATTAGTGGTATTATCGGTATTATTGGAATTCATATTAATCAGTTTTGACTGCTTCATAGATATCATAAATGATTGTTGCTCTTCAGCATCTATGTATTCTATGATTGACTCATCTATATTTCCTGATATAAGTAAATCATCCCATTCAAACTTCTTTGAATTTAATTTCTTTATAATGTCATTTGTCAATAAAACCTTGTTATCTTTAACCCTAAGAAGTGGTCTAAGCAATCTTCCAGCATCATTACAAATAATTAACTCGTTTCTAGTATAATTAAATATAATTGCTAAATATATACTTAGGATACCCATTGACTTTTTACTCTTTAAATCATCATATAACTCTTTTGTATTTAAACAAATACCAACCCAATTGCCATTAATAAATACCTTTGTTTCTTCTGCAATTTGTTTCTTGGTTGCATTTTCAAATATAACTACGTAAGGTAATACATAATTATAAATAGGTGTACTGTCTGATGGAATTGTTACGTGGGTCAAATAACTTAAATTCTTTACTACACCTACTGATTGACCTTCTGGCGTCTCAGCTGGACATAAGAAACCCCAAGAACTATTATGCAATTTACGCGGTGGGATCAGTTTCCCGCTCTTATCTATAGGCGTTGCTATGCGCCTTAGATGACTTAAACTAGATATATATGTTAATCTGTTAAGAACTTGCGCTACACCAACCTTGTTACTATTTGCCTGTTTTATACCAAAATCACCTGTTGCAAGCGACCTCTTGATACCATTTTCTATTGTCGTAGATTTAATAATCTTATAGATATTTGTATTATTAATTATATTTTTGAAATCATCTGTTGAGCGCCAAGAACCATTATTCATCTCCCTAACTACTTGTTTTTGCAAATCTTTTACCAATTTATTGAAATAATTTCTATATAAATTGTTAAGCAACATTCCAGTCAAATCTATCCGCTTATTAATATAAGAATCTCTGTCATCTGTTTTTGTCCACCCCAAACTACATTTTATTAATTTATTTGTCATATATCCTAAGAAATAAATCTTTTCATCCAAATTTTTGCAGTGCGGAAATAAGTCATTGTTAATTACTTCGATTGCAAATTCTCTCTTTTTTATTATACCTGTTTCTTTATCCATATTTATGGGTGTAAACATAACATTTGAAACAATTACTCTTATTGCATCTTCCTTTGTTAAACAATAATTTGCTTCTTCTATTGATGTTTTTAAATATTGAATTAATTTCTTATTCTTTTTATTATCCATATCT